ATGGCGACGATCGATATCGATTTCGTGGGCCAAGACGGCAAGGTGCTCACCGGCGGCTCGGCGCCCTACTTCCCGAACCCGACCGCGGCCCCGAACACCGGCATCCTCGCCGGCCCTTCGGGCTCGATCGATATCGGCGGCACCTCGCAGGGCGTCGTGACGGCGTGCGATTTCATGATCGCGCACTCGTGCTCGGCGCCGGCGGTGGTGGGCTCGGTGATCTCGCCGAACATCTTCTACGGCCGAACCGAAATCAGCGGCACGATCGCGGCTTACCTTCAGGACGCGAGCCTGCTCAATGCGTTCCTGATGGAATCCGAGATCGATATCGTCGTGCAGCTCGACGCGGCCCCGCCCGCTGATGGCAGCGCGCCGGACTTCCTGTGCTTCGGCTTCCACCGCGTGAAATTCACCGGCGCCACGAAAACGCTCGCCGGCGACGGTGGCGTGATCGTCACCCTCCCCTTCGAATCGCTGCTCGCGAACGCCACGAACGGCAACGACGCTTCGTCGGTCGTGATCCAGCGCAGCAACGCGGCTTAACGGCTACGCACCCGGCCGGCGCTCGTACAGGCCGGCCCCTCTCTATTCCTTCGCCTTAATCAGCCATGAACGAACAAGACCTCGAGCTCGAGATCCAGAAGAAAGGCCTCAATGCGCCCCGCCTCACGCCCGACGATATCGACGCGGTGATCGCCGACGAGCAATACCACGTGTTTCCCGGCACCACGCTCACCGTGTGCGCGCTCACGCTGAAGAACGGTTTTCAGGTGACCGGCGAAAGCGCGGCCGTGAGCTTCGGCAACTTCGACCCGGAAATCGGGCGCCAGGTCGCGCGCAAAAACGCCCGCGAAAAGATCTGGGCGCTCGAGGGCTACCTGCTCAAGCAACGGCTCAACTGCCCGCCGCAGGAGCTCGTCCGCGCGCGCAAAGCGGTCGAGAACGTGCGCCGCGCCTACTTCAATCGCAACCCGGCGAACACCCCGCTTGCGGCCGGCTTCAACGCGATTTTGAGCGAGCTGGACGGCAAGCCGACCACGTTCGTCGAGTAACCCCTTCACCCCTTCACAGAACAGAGAAAGCACATGGACTTCGAATTTGATACCCGCGTCGACTCGGTTTCGCTTTCCGAAGCCGGCGTCGAGCTCGCGCTGAACGATGCGCGCGGCCTGCCGATGGTGAGCAAGGGCGGCGCCGTCTCGGTGACGGTGCTGGGCCCGGATGCGGCCGGCTACCGCACGGCGATCGAGAACGTGGCGCGGGCGCGCGCAGAGCGCGTCGAGAAGGCGAAAGCCGCCGGCGTGGAGTACTCCGACGCCCCGAACGAGAACGAGATCGCCGTGCTCACGGCCATCACGATCGCGTGGAAGAACGTGAACACGAGCGCGGGCGAGCCGGTGGAATTCTCCGCTGCGAACGTGCGCGCGCTGTACGCGTACCCGGTCGTGCGCGAGCAGGTTGATCGCTTCGTGTCGACCCGCGCAAATTTTTTGAAGGCGTCGTCGCCGGCCTGATGGCCCATGCAGAGCACCACTTCGAGCGCGGGCGCTCGGCGGGCGGCGCAGCCGTCTCCGATCACCTCGCCTCGGTGGCGCGGCAGCTCGGCAAGCCCATACAGGCGATCGCCGCTGCACCCCCTGAATTACCCCTCGGAGCCCGCCATATTTGGCGGGCTTTTTTGGAGCTGCATCGAACGCGCAGCGGCGGATTCGGCCCCGGGCCGATCACGTACGCGGAGATCGACGCATGGCAGCGAACTATGTGCCTTCGCCTGCTGCCGTGGGAGATCTTCGCGCTGCGCCGGGTGGACGACGCCTTTCTCGAATCGACCATGAAACAGCCGGAAACGGTGAAGTGATCTAGGAGTGTTGTTAGATGGCAGACGATATCGTTCCGCTTGGGTTTGACGTTGATACCTCGGGGCTCAACTCGGCGAAGAAGGAAGCCGCGAGCGCCGCGAGCGAGATCAGCAAGCTCGGCGATGTGGTCGACAAACTGGCGAAGGCCGCGAGCAACCTGAACAGCGCGGCGATGAAGCCGCTCGAGCAGACCACGAAGGCCGTCACCACGGACGCCAAGGCGCTATCCGATGCGCTCAAGCCGCTCGACGAGAACACGAAGAAGGCCGCGACCGACCTCGCGCAGCTCGTTGAGATCCAAAAGAAGGCCGCAGCCACCGGCGACGCTCACTTGCAAGCCACCAGCGGGCTCGCCAAGCAGATCGAGGCGCTCGCCGGGAAGCTGAACTCGAGCGCCGCGGCGCACGATCGGATGAACACGGCCGCAAGCCGCACCGGCAAAAACGCGCAGGAAGCCACCGACAAGCTGACCGGCTTCGCTTCGGTGCTCGACAAGCTGAAGAACGCCGGCGGTACCGCGGAAAGCAGCGTCGGCAAGATCGGCCAGAACTTCGCGCAGGTGGGCGAGGTGCTGGGCGGCGGCGGCCACGGCGGCGGTGGCGTTACGGCCGCGCTCGGGCTCGCGCAGCGCGCTTTTCAGGGGCTCACGGGCTTCGTTACCGGCTCGGCTGTCGGCGCCATGACCGGCATCGCCGCCGGCGTGGCGGTGGTTTCTGCCGCGTACATGAAGCTGCAAGGCGTGCTCGCCGAATCGCAGGACGAATATCGCCTGCTCTCGGGGCAGATCCGCATCGCCGTGCACGACGCCGACCTGGCGGCCGAAGCGACGCAGCGCGTTATCGATAGCGCGAACCGGGCGGGGATCTCTGTCGAAGCCTATGCGGACACCTTCACCCGCTTCGAGCGGATCCGCAAGGAAATGGGCCTCACCACGGAAGGCGTGCTCGACTTCACCGAAGCGATCACGAAGCTCGGGAAGATCTCGGGCTCGTCGCCGCAGCAAATCCAGATGGGTTTGATGCAGCTCTCGCAGGGCCTCGGCTCGGGCAAGCTGCAAGGCCAAGACCTGAAATTCATGATGGAAGACATGCCGGCCCTTGGCGAGTACATCGCGAAGGGCATGGGCGTGTCCATCGGCCGGCTCAAGGATATGGGCTCGAATGGCGAGCTCACGCCTGAGAAGGTGGTCGGCGCGCTGAAAAAATCGTACGAAGATATCGACAAGGAAGCCGCGCACCTGCCCGAAACCGTGGCGCAGGCTACGCAGCGCATGAAAAACGACTTCGGCGGGCTCAAGGCCGCGCTCGGCGAAGTGCTGATGTCGACGCAGGTGGTGCAGGCCGGCCTCAATGCGATGGATGGCGGCATGCAGTGGGCGAAGAACCGGCTCACTGACAATTACACGCTCGCCCAGCTCGAGAAGCTGAAGGCCGATCTGCAAAAGGATCAGGTCGATTTCCGCATGCAGGGCATGAACACGTCGGGCCTCGACGCGCGCATGAAAGAAGTGCAGGCCTTGATCGACAAGCAGCAAAAGGCCGCAGCCGCGTCGAAGAAAGAAGCCGCGGAGCAGCCTGAGCACGATGCCGACAACCTCAAGACGCGCATCGCCGAATCAGACACCTACGCGAAGAAGCAGAAAGAGCTCAAGCAGAACATCGCCGATGTGACGGCGCAGATCGAGAAGCTCAATAACGGCATCGGCTACAGCACCGACAAGGACAAGGCCGATAAGCTCGATTACTTCACGCGCGCGCTCGGCCGCATGAATGAGGAAATGCGCAAGAGCGGCACGGCCGCGCAGCAAATGGCGCAGTCGCTCGATAACGCGACGTCCGATCGCAATATCTACGGCATCGGCTCGAGCGGGATCGCGCAGAGCACGCGCAAGCTCTCCGAAGACGCGGCGAGCAAAGGCCAGCCAATTATCCCGGGCGACTACGACGCATTGTTCGCGAAGGGCGAGCTGTCGACCAACATCGATAAGAACGCGCTCGCCAGCATCTCGGCGAAGGCGGAGCTCTCGAAGATGGGCGGCGTCGGCGCATCGGGCAGCACGCGCGCGAAGCTCGACGCGGCAGCGAGCGCGGAGCAATACCGGGCGCAAACCTTCGGTACCGGCTTGCAGGCGTACACGCCGGAAGCGAACGATGCGGTCAAGCAGTATCAGGAGTCGCTCGAGAAGGTGGCGCTCGCGCAAAACGCCGTCAACGAGGCGACGGCTCGCTTTGGCGCCTCGAGCTCGTTGCGCGTGGCGCAGGCCGGCCTCGCCGTGGCCGGCGACGGCCCGTACGCCGTGCAGCTCGCGCAGCAGCGTGCGCAGCGCTCGCAGCGCAACGCGCAGAGCCCGGGCGTGGGCGATCTCGAATTCAGCTCTTGGCAGGCGCAGCAAGATCTCGCCGTGAAGCAGCAGCTCGCCGAAGCGCAGCGCACGACGCAGCAGCTTCGCGACGAGATCGGCTCGGCTGGAAGCCCCAACTCGCTCGCCGCGATCCGCGCGCAGGCCGAAGCCGACAAGATCCGGCGCAGCACCGCACCTGGCGCCGCGCAGGACGGCCTCATTGCCGACGCCATGCAGCAGCCGCAGCTCAAGCAGGACCAGCAGCTCGCGGACCAGACGGAGCAAATGAAGCGGCAGCTCGATCTCGCGCGCGAGCAGGCGGCGATCTACCGCAAGGGCGGCGCCGATATGGACGAGCAGCTCGCGATCGTTCAAAAGCGCTACGAGCTCGAGCAGGCCGGCCTCACGCCGTCGAACCAGTATTACCAGACGCAATTGCAGCTCACCGCAGAGCTCGCGAAGCAAACCCGCGAAATGAATCAGCAGAAGACCTTCGCCGGCGACTTCCAAAAGGCGTTTGGCGATGTGGCGCGCACGATCGGCACCGATCTCACGCGCACCTTCGACACGCTCTTCACGACCACGGGCTCGAAGATGAAGGCCCTCCTTAACGGGATCTCGGGCCTCGTGCAGAACGTGTCGAACACGATCATCCAAGACATGATCGTGAAGCCCTTCGAGCAGATCGCCACGCAGTACGGCTCGAGCCTCTTGCAGAAGTTTCTCAACGGCTTGGGCGGCGGTACCGGCTCGACTTCCACGCTGGGCCTCGGCAGCGGCATCGACTCGAGCGTGGCTTCGTCCACCTCGAGCCTCTACACGCCGTCCGTGAGTGCCTACAACTTCACGATGAACGCCAAGGGCGGCGCCTACGACTCGCCCTCGCTCTCTTCCTACAGCGGACAGGTGCTCACGAAGCCCACATTCTTCGCGTTCGCATCCGGCGCGGGCGTGGCGGGCGAGGCCGGCCCCGAAGGCATCCTGCCGCTCGCACGCGGCGCGAACGGTTCGCTCGGCGTGAAGGCCTACGGCGGATCCTCGGGCGGCGACAGCGCCCCGGCGATCACGATCATCGATCAGCGCACCGCGAAGGATTCGCAGCCGGTGCAGACCTCGAGCGGCAGCGACGCGAGCGGCAAGAAGTTCATTCAGGTGCTCGTGCGCGACACGGTAAAGGGCGGCATGGCCGCCGGCGAGTACGACGCCACGATGAAAGCCAACTTCCAAGCAACTCGCCCACTCACGAAGAGGTAACACATGGCAAATGCCGTATGGCCGACGACCCTGCCTAGCTTTGTGCTCGAGCAGGGCTTTCAAGAAAACCTGCCCGATAACAACCTCGAGTCGAGCGTCGATGCGGGGCAGGCAAAGATCCGGCCGCGCTTCACCGCGCAATTTCAGCGCTTCGTCCTGCAAGTGCAAATGGATCAGGCGCAGTCGGCCGTGTTCCGGGTTTTCTTCAATAGCACGCTGAACACGGGCTCTCTGCCCTTCGATTGGGTGCATCCGATGACGCGGCAGGCCGCGACGTTCCGCTTTCGCAAGCCGGCGCCGCAGGCGAGCTCGCAGGGCGGGATCTATTCGGTGTGGACGCTGAACCTCGAGCTGCTCTCGTATAACTGATATGCGCAATCTCTCGTTTAAAGCCATCCAATCGATGCAGGCCAGCAACACCGCAGAGGTGTGGCTGCTGCTGCTCACGATCTATCACCCCTCGCTCGCGGTCCCCATTTTTCTCGTGAATAACAACGAGAACATTGTGAGCCGCGGCAATACCTATATCGCGCTGCCGTTCGACGTGGATCTGCCGAACGAGGATCAGGAAGCGCCCGGCGCCGCAGCGCTCACGGTGGATAACGTCGACCGCTCGATCATCGATGCGATCCGCGCGATGGACGTGCCGCCCACGGTGACGATCGAGGTCGTGCTCGCGAGCCAGCCGGATTCGGTCGAGGTGGGCTTCAGCGATCTCGTGCTGCGAAACGTGAACTACGACGCGACCACGATCAAGGGCTCGCTGCAATGGGAAGACATTCTCGTCGAGCCGATGGCGCTGCAAATGACGCCGGCCCGTTTCCCGGGGATGTTCTGATGCGCGACTTTCCGGAATGGGTGAACCGCTTCACCGATATCCCTTTCAAGGTCGGCGGGCGCGGCTTCGATGGCTGCGACTGCTGGGGCCTGTTTCAACTGGTTTCGCGCGAGGTGTGTGGCGTGGAACTTCCCACTTATGGCGGGGTGGCATGGCGCCCTGATGGCGACGATGCCGCTGTCGCGCACGACGCGGCCCGACACGCCGCTCTCTTCAGCCAGGTCGATCCAACTGAGGCACGCGCGGGCGATGGCCTGCTGCTGCGCGTTATGGGGATGCCGATGCACGTGGGCGTGGTGGTGTGCCCGGGCTGGATGCTTCACATCGAGGCCGGCGCCGATGCCGTGCTCGAGCAATACGACGCGATGCACTGGAAGCGCCGCGTGCTTGGGATCTATCGCTACACGGGGAATTAATGAACGAACTCGAAACACTGCCGAAGCTCAACGCCGTTACATCGGTCATTCTTCAGCACAACCCCTTCAGCACCGGGTGCACGGTCGTCGAGGCGCAGGAAGGCCGCACCCTGCTCGAGATCATCGAGCAGGCGGCCGTCGAGCCGCGCTTTATGCCGTATCTGCGCGTGTTCATCGAGGACCGCGAGGTGCCTAAGCGCCTGTGGGGCGTGACGCGCGCGCGGGCCGGCAAAACCGTGTATCTGCGCGCGGTACCGCAAGGCGGCAACGGTAAGAACCCGCTCGCCTCGATCCTGATGGTGGTCGTCGCCGTGGCGGCGATCGCCACCGGGCAGGTGTACGGCTTGGCGCTGGCGCAGGCGGTCGGCGGCGCCGGCATCGCGGCGGGCAGTGCAGCGGCGGCAGTGGGCTCGGCGGTGATCGCCGCCGGCGTCTCGCTCGTGGGCGCAATGATCGTCTCGGCGCTCTTCCCGCCTCCGCGCAGCGATTCGGGCACCACGACCGCGCGCTACCAGATCACCGGCACGCAAAACCAGCTTCAGCCGTACGCCTACATTCCGCGCGTGTTCGGCAGGCGCCGGCTTTACCCGATGCTCGCGGCGCACTCGTATTCGGAAAACCAAGGCAATGACCAGTACATTCGCATGCTGCTGTGCGTGGGCTATGGGCCGCTGAAGATCGAAGATATCCGCATCGGCGACACGCCGATCGGCGTGTTCGCGAACGTGCAGATCGAAACGCGCGAGGGCTGGCTCTCCGATGCGCCGGTGACGCTCTACACGACCGATATCAACGAGCAGCACCTTCAAATCGAGATGCACTCGACGAACGTGAACGATGGGAACGCCGACTACGTTTCCCGCTTCACGGAGATCAACACGAGCGAGATCATCGTCGATGTGTCGTGCTTGGCCGGCCTCGCGCACTTCAAGAGCGACGGCGGGCGCGAAGCGCAGTCGGTGCAGGCCTCGGTGCAATACCGGCAGGCGGGCACCTCGAGCTGGCTCACGCCGGCGTGGACGAATTCGGGCGACGATGGGCTCGGCACGAATGGCCTTATCACGATCAAGGATCTCTCCACGTCGACGGCGGTGCGCTCGGGCCACTTCAAGACGCCTTTCGCTTCGCAGTGGGAAGTGCGCGTGCGCCGCAATCAGGCGGAACGCGATCCGGCGCACGACGCCGACACGATCTATTGGACCGCGCTGCGCAGCATCAAGTATCAGGCGCCCGTGACGCAGAAGGGCCTCGCGCTGATCGCGCTGCGCATCAAGGCAACCGAACAGCTCAACGGCGTGCCTGACGCGGTGAACTGTCTCGCGAGCTCGTATCTGCCGACCTGGTCGTCGAACAGCGCCCCGGGCCAGTACACATGGCAGGTTTCCCAAAACCCGGCGTGGGCGTACCTGCTCGCCATGCTTTACCGCGGGCTCGACGATCCGCTGATTCCGCCTACTCGCATCGATCACCCGGCGCTGCTCTCGTGGGCGCAGGCGTGCGATGCCGCGGCCATCAACGACCCGGGCCGGCCGCGGTGGACGT